TTCTCGAAGCCCTGCTCGCTGGCGAAGGTGTGCGCCTCGGTTGCGTCGGATGCCCAGACATGGAACATCTTGTACTCAGGGCGGGCAAGGCCCATCGGGTAGTAGGTGTCGAGCCGGTACTCCCGGCCATAGATGCGCATGATGCCGGAGTTGCGGTAGGTGGGGCGGGTGTTGCGGTTCATAGTGAGGGTTCCTTTCAGTAGGCGCGAAACGCCGGGTTGTCGATCAAGAAATCGCTGAGCTTCTCGCCGATGGCCTTGGCCCAGCGGCGTTTGTTGGTGCGCCAGCAGTACTCCTGCAAGGTGATGAGGCGCAGGTAGAGGGCTGTGGTGGGTCGCATGATTGGTTCTCCTTGAGTCGGGCAGGATTGCCCCATCAGCCCCACGCGTGAGGCTGAGAGAGTTTCCGGCAGGGGTTAGGCGGCGACGAGTTCGGCCTTCGTGTAGGGCAGGGGTTGATGCGGCTCCAGCTTGCCCGTGAACGGGCAGCGCTCTTTCCCCGGGCGCTGGCAGAGGAATCGCTGGCCTTGGATGCCGACGATGGTGAAGATGGTTTTGTCGTTCTTCCAGACTTTGGGGTTGCGACGGACTTGTTGGTTGAGCTTGAACATGGGAATCTCCTAGGTTGGACAAGAAACAGAACAGCGGCCGGGCCTCGCAGCCACGACCGCCGGGAAAAACGAATGGGGGAACAGTTCCCCCGTTCAGATCTTGGCTTTGAAGCTGCGCTTCTGTGCCGGGGTCAACTCGGCGTACGCCTTGAGCAAAGACGCCACCGGATCGGTTTTGCCCATGCCGCGCTTAGCGGCCTTCGCCGCCGCCGCGCCCGTGGCCACTTGCACCAAGTACTTGACCCGGTTGTCCTCCGTGCTGTCCTTCTTGAAGGTCAGTGCGCCACCCTTGCGACTCGGGTACGGCTGCACCTTGGACTTCTCGGCCACATACGCCACAGCGAAGACCCGGATGTCCGGGCCAATGATGCCGGCACTAGCGAGGGCATCGGCCCACGCATCCGACTGCGCCTCGATCTGGGCGAACACCTTCGCGGCGGCGGTGTAGGCGGCGGATGCCTGAATGACTTTGACTGACATGTGTGAAGCTCCTGAGTGAATGGGGGAACCGTTCCCCCGTATCGGCTAAGGGCCTATCCCCTAACCGATACCTCTAGTGTACGGATGGGGACAAAATAGGCCCTGCCGGCAGGGGTTACCGGCTACTCAGCGACCCCACCGGGGGGTGGGGGGCCGTATGTGACGACAGCCCCACCGCTGCGCATGAACACTGTTCCGTAACCACTCTCTAAATTCCTGTAATACTTAATACCCACCCCCACCAATTTTTTAAAAAATTCCAAGAACCTCTTGTCAAATCTTAGACAATCAGGCATAAAAAAAGGCCCCAGCTGCAACTGGGGCCTTGAAACAGGTAGGGGGGAAATGAGACCCCCAACCCGAGGAGAAGCAGATGACTTGCGACAACTGCTAAAGAGAGTGTACATTATGGTCAACGAGGTTTCAACCTACGCATTAATGTTAGAGCACCTTCTCAGTCCTGAGCTGGACCCGGCCGTCTTCGATGTGCCGCCAAAAAACTTTGTCCCCTTGGGTAAGGCGGACCCGGCAACGCTCATCGACGCTCAGTCAGCCACGGCGCAGTGGTTGGAAGAGCTAGGACTGACAGAAAAGAACGTGGATGACCAAGCGGGCACGACTGCAGCCCGGGCAGCCTTCGCTGCCATCACAACCGGAACCACGCCGGGCAACATCCAAAACGCCCTGACCACCATGAAGACCCCCGCCGCTGTGCAGCGGCTTGTGGGGATGCTGACCGCCTACGACTGGGAGTTTGTGGAGCAGGCAAAGCAACTGAGGGGGTATACGGTAGCGAAGCTGTTGGAAGAAACCGAGAACCCCAACGCCAACATCCGCCTCAAAGCGCTCGGTCTGCTGGGCAAGGTCACTGAAGTGGGCCTGTTCACCGAGAAGATTGAGGTCAAGCAAGCGCCGGCTAGCGACGCGGAGCTGGACGCCCGGATCAAAGACAAGCTAGGCAAGTTCATGGGCGTCATCGACGTGGTGGATTTGTCGGCACAACCGGTAGAGGACGTGAATCTAGGTGAAAACCCTGACGACACTGACAAAACTGGAGCTTGAGGCGCTGCAAAAGGCCCTGCCGCATATGAATGCGCAGGAAAAAGCCGAGTTGCTAGCTGACCTTGAGGAGCGGGAGAAGCGTGCCCGGCTGGTGGCTGCGCAAGACAACATGCTGGGGTTTGCCAAGGCGGTCTATCCGGGGTTCAAGGTGGGCCCCCATCACAAAAAGCTGGCCAAAATCTTCACGGACGTGATCGAGGGGCGCAAAAAGCGGGTGATCATCAACATCGCGCCGCGTATGGGTAAGTCTGAGTTCAGCTCTTACCTGTTCCCAGCCTACTTCCTAGGCAAATACCCCCAGAAGAAGATCATCATGGGCACGCACACGGCGGGCTTGTCCGAAGACTTTGGCCGGCGCATCAGGAACTTGCTCGATGGTGACGAATATAAAGAGGTCTTTCCAGCCACAGTGGTTGCAGACGACCAGAAGGCAGCTGGTAAATGGTCCACTTCTGCTGGAGGACAGTACTATGCGGCGGGCGTCGGTGGTGCTCTTGCTGGTCGTGGCGCTGATCTATTTGTTATTGATGATCCTCACTCTGAGCAGGACGTAAAGACCAACTCGCGCCTCGCCTTCGATACCGCATGGTCGTGGTTCCAGACCGGGCCGCTGCAGCGTCTGATGCCGGGGGGCGCGATCATTATCATCATGACGCGCTGGTCTCTTTTGGACCTTACGGGACGCCTAATTGACTACCAGACCAAGAATCCGGAGTCGATCCCATGGGAGATTGTGGAACTCCCAGCCATCCTAGAGACCGAGCAACCTGACGGTACTACCTTAGAGAAATCGCTTTGGCCAGAGCAGTGGCCACTGGAGTCGCTCAAGTCTACAAAGGCCAGCCTAGACCCCCGGTACTGGAACGCCCAGTACATGCAGCAGCCCACGAGTGAGAATAGCGCTATCGTGAGCCGCAAGCACTGGCGCATCTGGCAGGGCGACGAGCCGCCCACTTGTGACTATGTGATCCAGTCATGGGACACGGCGTTCGAGACCAAGAACAACTCGGACTACTCCGCGTGCACGACGTGGGGTGTGTTCTATAACGAGGAAGAGGGCAACAGCCCGCAGGTGATACTGCTGGATGCGTTCAAAGATCGGATGGCCTTCCCGGAACTCAAAGAGATTGCGCTCAAGCACTATAAAGAGTGGAAGCCAGACGCGTTCATTGTGGAAAAGAAAGCGGCCGGAGCGCCGCTCATCCAAGAGCTGCGGGCCATGGACATCCCGGTGCAAGAGTTCTCACCGAGCCGGGGAAATGACAAAATGGTGCGCCTGAACGCCGTGGCTGACCTGTTCAGCTCAGGCAAAATTTGGGCTCCGGACACGCGCTGGGCGCGTGAAGTGATCGAGGAAGTAGCATCCTTCCCTGTTGGCGAGCACGACGACTTTGTGGATACGACCACGCAAGCCCTCCTGCGATACCGCCAAGGTGGGTTCATCTCGCTCGACTCGGACGCAAAAGAGGACAAGTTTTTCCAACGCCGCAAGGCGGCTTATTATTGATTGGGGGTTTTATGCCTTTCATCGGACTCATGGGAATCGCCAACGACGGCACGCTTGTCACTCCTTCCGGACGGAGGCTTTTTCGCGTTCCGATGCGACTGGCCATCACGATTCAACGCGCCCAGCACTGGGTCGCAGCTAAGACTTGGAAATAAACATGGCCACGAACATCGACAAAGCGCTTTTCCAATCCCCGCAAGGGCTAGAGTCCGAGGCCCAAGGCGCGGAGCCTATTGAGATTGAGATCATCGACCCCGAAGAAGTTAATATCCATGCGGGCGATGTGGACATCCATATCGAGCCGGGCGAGCCGTCCATCGACGACTTTGACGCCAACCTTGCTGAGTACCTGCCCGAGGGGTTCATCTCAACGATGGCCAGTGAGTTGGCCAGCGACATCGACAACGACCGCAACAGCCGCAAGGACTGGGAGAAAGCGTACGTCACCGGGCTCAAACTTCTGGGCCTGCAGATTGAAGAGCGCACGGAACCGTGGGACGGCGCGTCTGGCGTGTTCCACCCGATGATCACCGAGGCGGTGGTGCGCTTCCAAAGCGAGACGATCACGGAGACCTTCCCGGCACAGGGCCCCGTCAAGACCAAGCTGGTGGGCAAACAAACGCCCGAGAAGCAAGAAGTGGCAGTCCGCGTGCAGGACGACATGAATTTCCAGTTGACGGAGAAGATGCACGAGTTCCGGCCCGAGCATGAGCGCATGCTGTGGAGCCTGCCGGCTACGGGCTCTGCCTTCAAGAAGGTCTACTTTGATCCCAATTTGGGACGTCAGGTTTCGATCTTCATCCCCGCCGAGGACATCCTCCTGCCCTACGGCACCTCGGACATCCAAACTTGCTACCGCGTCACGCACCAGATGCGCAAGACCGAGGATGAGATCAAGAAGCTGCAGATCGCTGGGTTCTACCGCGACGTGGATATTGGCCAGCCGGACAAAGCCATCGACGAGATCAACAAGGCCAAGGACAAAGAGACTGGCTTTACCGATCTGAACGACGACAGGTTCCATCTGCTGGAGTCCCACGTCGATCTGTGCATTCCCGAGGACCCGCTGTGCGTGCGCGATGAGGACGGGGAGCCCGCTGGCATCAACCTGCCCTATGTGGTGACGTTCATCCGGGGCACGAACACCGTCCTGTCGATCCGCCGCAACTGGAAAGAGACCGACGAGCTGCATTTGAAGCGCCAGCACTTTGTGCACTACCAGTACATCCCCGGCTTCGGGGCGTATGGCTTTGGTCTGTTCCACCTGATCGGTGGCTTTGCCAACAGCGCCACTAGCTTGATGCGTCAGCTCATCGACGCGGGCACCCTTTCTAACTTGCCGGGCGGCTTGAAGTCCCGAGGACTCCGGATCAAGGGCGACGACACGCCGATTGCACCGGGAGAGTTCCGCGACGTGGATATTGGCTCGGGCGCTTTGCGGGACAACATCCTGCCCCTGCCCTACAAGGAGCCGAGCGCGACGCTGTTCAACCTGCTGAACACGGTTGTGGAGGAAGGCCGGCGCTTCGCAGCGACTGCGGACATGAAAGTGTCCGACATGTCCGCACAGGCTCCCGTTGGTACCACGCTGGCACTGATCGAGCGCCAGCTCAAAGTCCTCACGGCTGTGCAAGCTCGGGTGCACTACGCGCTCAAGCAAGAGCTGCAACTGATCAAGAACCTGATCCGCGACTACACGGACGACGCGTACACCTACGACCCCGACACCAAGGACGACGCACCGCGTCAGATCAAGCAGTCGGACTACGACATGGTGGAGGTTATCCCCGTGTCGGACCCCAACGCTGCGACTCTGTCCCAGCGCCTCGTGCAGTACCAAGCGGTCATCCAGCTCTCGCAAACCGCGCCGGACATCTACAACCTGCCGCAGCTCCACCGTGGGATGCTGGAGGTCCTTGGCATCAAGAACGCTGACAAGCTGGTGCCCCTGCCGGAGGACCAGAAGCCCAAGGACCCGGTGGCCGAGAACATGGCTTGCCTCAAGGGCGAGCCGATGAAAGCGTTCCAGTACCAAGACCATGAGTCCCATATCAAGGTGCACATGTCGGCCATGCAGGACCCGATCATCATGCAGCTTGTTGGCCAGAACCCCCGGGCTCCGATGATCCAAGCGGCCATGATGGCGCACATTGCCGAGCACGTTGGGTATGGCTACCGCCAGAAGATCGAGCAGCAGCTTGGCATGCCCCTGCCGCCCGAGGACGAGAAGCTGCCCCCGCAGATCGAGCTGGCGCTGTCGTCGATGATGGCCCAAGCCGCGCAGCAGTTGCTCCAGCAAAACCAAGCCCAAGCCGCTCAGCAACAAGCCCAGCAGCAAGCACAGGACCCGGTGCTACAGATGCAGCAGAAGGACTTGGAGATCAAAGAGAAGAAGGTGCTGGCCGACGCTGCGGCCAAGGCAGACGACCTCGAACTGCGCAAGCAAGAACTGGACGCACGCATGGAGCTCGAAGGCCGCAAGCTCACGGTTCAGACTCAGAAAGACATGATGACTCTGGCCGCCAACCAAGAACGAGAAGGCACCCGCATGGGCGTCGATATCGCAAAGAGCAAAGCCCAAGCGGCAGCGCAAGCCCGTGCGCAAGCACAACAACAGAGGACCAAGCCTACTAAATGATCCGAGACTTCGCACGCGTATTGCGCGACAAGATACGCACCGACATGAACAACTACGCCGACGATCTCGCCGGCGGTTCGTGCCGCTCTTTTGACGAGTACCAAAAACTCTGTGGTGTCATCCAAGGTCTAGCCACCGCAGAGCGTCATCTCCTCGACCTTGCAGAGAAAGTAGAACAATCTGATGAGTGAAATCATTCTTCCGCCGGGCATTACGTTGCCCAAGCATGTTCAACCCATCGACGCTCCTGAGGCGGACGCAAACGATGAAACCAAGGCCACGGCTCTGCCAACGCCCGCCGGTTACAAGCTGCTGTGCATCGTCCCAGAAGTTGACGAGAAGATTGCTGGCACGTCCCTCGACCTCGTTCGAGATGCCGCGACTTTGCGAGTAGAAGAACACGCCACCACGGTGTTGTTCGTGCTCCGAGTCGGCCCCGACGCGTACAAAGATACCGCCAAGTTCCCCACGGGTGCGTGGTGCACGGAAGGTGACTTTGTTCTCGTTCGTACTTACACCGGGACGCGGTTCAAGATTTTCGGAAAAGAGTTCCGAGTCCTGAACGATGATCAGGTGGAGTGTGTTGTTCAAGACCCTCGCGGGCTCACCCGCGCATAAGGAGAGTTCATGTCTGGATATAAGTTCCCCGACGAGCAAGACGACGACGACAACAACGTCGAAGGTAATGAGGTCAAAGTCAGCGTTGAGTCTGATGACGTTGAAATTGAAATCGTTGACGATACCCCTGAGCGTGACCGTGGCCGCAAGCCGCTGGAGCGCGAGGTAAGTGACCCGACCGACGACGAGATTGACGGCTACTCGGATAACGTCAAGAAGCGCATCAAGGAACTAACCCATGCGCGGCACGACGAACGTCGTGCTAAAGAATCTCTCCTGCGCGAGAAACAAGAGCTAGAGCGTCTTGCACAACATATGGTGCAAGAAAACCAACGACTCAAACAGTATGTAAGCGCGGGAACGCAGCAGTATGCTGCGTCCCAAGTTCAAGTTGCTGAGTCTGAGCTAGATAAGGCTAAGCAACAACTTCGGCAAGCTACCGAGTCATTTGATTCCGACGCGATCATCACGGCCCAAGAAGCCATGATGGAAGCCAAGATGAAAGTGCAACAAGCAAAATCTTTTAAAGCACCGGCTTTACAAGAGCAAGAAGTTGATGTACAAACTGCTTCACAACCTGCACCTCGGCAGGAACTGGACCAAAAGACCCTGAGCTGGCAGGCAAAAAACCAGTGGTTCGGTTCTTCGGGGTACGAGGAACTTACCAGCTTCGCACTGGGGCTGCACCAAAAGCTAGTGAACACGGGGGTAGACCCTCGCTCTGATGAATACTTCGAGAGAATCGACTCTCGCATGAAGGACAAATTTCCGGAAGTCTTTGGAAATGAGTCTAAGCCGCAATCCGGCGGTGGCTCCAGACGGCCTACGACGGTTGTTGCCCCGGCGTCTCGTTCGACGGGTGCAAAGAAAGTTCAACTTACGCCTACGCAGGTTGCGTTGGCCAAAAAGTACGGACTGACCCCGCAGCAATATGCTGCTGAAGTAGTGAAACTGGAGAAATCGAATGGCTGAAACTTCTACCCGGACCCCTCGTGACCTCGTGTCACGCGATAAAAGTGCTCGTTTGGTGTACACCCCTCCGAACGCGCTTCCTGATCCGACACCCGAGCCCGGGTATGTGTATCGCTGGATTGCGACGCACGTCCTTGGTGAGGCCCAGAACACGAACGTGTCTACCAAGATGCGTGAAGGTTGGGAGCCGGTGAAGGCGGTGGACCATCCGGAACTGATGCTGGAAGGTAATGCGAAAACTGGCAACGTCGAACTCGGCGGCCTCATGCTCTGCAAGATGCCCCGTGAACGTGCGCAAGCCCGTGATGAGTATTACGCAAACCAGAATCGCGCCCAGATGGAATCTGTCGATAACAGCTTCATGCGAAATAACGACCCGCGTATGCCTCTGTTCGCCGACCGCAAAACGTCGGCCAGTCGCGGAAGCGGATTTGGTTCTGGTTCCAAGTAATTCTTTGGAGTAATAAATGGCTGCAACTCAGTCTCCCTACGGCCTCCGTGCCGTTAATGAGCTAGGTGGCCTGCCCTACGCGGGCAGCACCCGGACTTTCCTCATCAACCCGGCTGGCTCTGCTGCCAACATGTACAACGGTACCGTTGTGGCAGTTGACACTTCCGGCTACGTCGTCCCCGTGACCAACGTGGGTTCCAACGCTGATCCGTTCCCTGCGGGCGTGGTTGGCGTGTTTGTTGGCTGCTCGTACATCAACGCGCAAGGCCAGCAGATTTACGCGCAGTACTATCCCACCGGTACCACTGGTGTTGTGACTGCTTACGTGATTGACGACGACCGCACCGTGTTCCAAGTGCAGGCTAACGGCTCTCTGGGCCAGACCGCTCTGGGCGCTAACGTGGTGTTTTCCGCTGCGCAAACTGGTTCTACCTCCACCGGCAACTCGACGACGGCTGTCAGCACCACGCTGGCTACCACCGCCACCATTGCCTTCAAGGTTGTTGGTTTTGCTTCCGGCCCCGGCGACAACTACACCGACCTGTTGGTGAAGTTCAACATCGGTTCGCACGCTTACAACACCGGCACCGGCGTTGCTTAATAAGGAGTAATTTAAAATGGCTATCTCTCGTGCACAGCTACTTAAGGAATTGCTCCCCGGCTTGAACGCGCTGTTCGGTATGGAGTACTCGCGCTACGGCGAAGAGCACAAAGAAATCTACGAAATCGAAAAGTCTGAGCGTTCCTTCGAAGAGGAAACCAAGCTGGCCGGTTTCGGTGCTGCACCTGTCAAGAACGAAGGCTCCGCCATCGCTTATGACAACGC